AGCAAACACCACCACTGTAGAGTGGGGTGTGCTGTTGGCTTTTAGTCAGCGGTCAGGGCTATGTCCTCTTTGGGACACCCGACTAGCGCTTCGGCGTTGGTCATTGCGGGAGTGTTGATGACCTTGTTGTCATTGACGTGGATTTGGACGTCACACACAGTTTAACAGAAACGTTCTCCTGTTTACCGAGTCAGTTGAAAAAATCGGGAGCCGCTTGCGGCGAGAGCCCCCTGCTTAGTGGGTGGTGCATGGAGACAACCAAAGGAAAACAGACTGGGCCTGGGATGCCCTGCCGTCTCTAAATGGCTAATTGAAGCACCGCTTTCCCCCTCTCTGATAATATGGTGACAAACACAGAGAATAAAGATAAAGTTTTCACCGCTTCTACGCGCAGACCTAAAAAGTCTTGCCGCGCCTTCGTATCCCGTCTCCGGGAGACCGTCCGGGTAGCCTCCGAGGCGTGGGCGTATTGTTACGCCTCACCGCCGCCCCTTTATACCTGGCCGGGATCCCCCTCACATGGTTGCTCCGACGAAATGGCATTTGTTAAGAGTTTCCTCGGCTCGGTTCCTCATGAGGATCCCGCCGCCGTGGCCTCTTTTCAGTCTATCAAAAAGCTTCTGCCTGACTCGTGCCCTTGCATGGAGTCCCGTATGCTTGACAAACTCGTCGAGAGTTTAACCACCCCCTCTCCTTCCTGCCCGCGTGGCTTCCTTGCGTTTGTCCGTCGTGAGGTTACCCGACTTTTTCCTAAGTCGTGGGACTCCGGTTACGACGCTTGGTGCCGCGTCACTTCACCTCCTTTGTCTTCAGTGTTTGATACTAAGATCGATCGCTCCTCTGGTGCTTGTCGCCAGGTTTCGGGAGCTGGCGGTCAACGTTCCCGTGGCGGCTGTCTTGGTGCTATGGAGGTACACGGTTTCGACCAGGCCTCCTACCTCGATGCCGTTTTTGGGCGCGTTCCGTTACCGAAGACTTTGGAGGGTCAGTTACTCGTTGTCCAGTCGTCTGGAAAACCTCGTCCTCTTTCGAAATTTGACAAAGAGGGGCTGTTTCTTAAGCCCCTTCATAAGACAATTTACAGTCATTTGTCGAAGAAGAAGTGGTTGTGCCGTGGCGACGTGACAGCTGAGAAGTTGGCGAAAGCGGGTTTTTCTTTTAGCTCAGGTACCGTGTTGACGTCAGGCGACTACAAGTCCGCTACCGATGGTCTCTTTCGAGAGATCTCTCGTGCGATCTTGGAGTCGCTTATGACTAATTGTACGTCGGTTCCCCTGTCGGTGCGTGAATACGCGCTTGCTTCCCTTGACCCTATGTTGTATCGTAACCTAGGAACCCCACATGACCCCGACTGGGTGGCGGTGGATACGGTCCGAGGTCAGATGATGGGCTCTTATTTGTCCTTTCCCCTCTTGTGCCTTGTGAATTTCTTGGCTTACCGCTGGGTCTGCAAAGA